GCAGTTAGGGTCAGCTTTAAGGCAATTGTTGACTCGCGCCTCAGTCGCTTCATAGTAATCGACGATGACAATGGCCGCCTCAAGCGCCACATTGCCAGCGACATCTTCTTCTTCGACGTTCAACGCTTGGTTGATGTTCGCGTCGCCTTGATTTGACTCTTCATCTTCATCATCGTATGCGACAGGTTCGAGTGCGGCGTCATCTTGTTTTGGTCGGACTTTGTTGATCAGCCAGGTTAGCCACCAAAGTTTCGTCGCGAAACGCGAACGACGAATGCGTGCGTCAACGGCGTCGAGCAACCTCAGCCAAAAGGGGCGGATAACAGCCTCAGCCGCGCGTACGATTCGTTCTTTTAAGGTAAATCGCCAACCGTCGTCAACGACGTAATTGTATTCTTCAACTGGGCGCACGACTCGGTCTATCATCCTGAGATCCTCGATGACGCGTCCCGCGGATTCGTTGTCCATGATGATATGCGATTGGTCACCACCGTCAGCTGCGTTCTCAATCGGGAGGAAGTGCATGCGTTTGATCCGTCGACGCAATTCATTGTAATATATCGAAGTGTAACGCCTTTGCGCGAACGTAGCGAGCGCGTCGAGAATGAGTCCGACTTTCGCATGCGCTTCTTGTGCGGCGACATTCGGCATGTAGTAGCTGGCGTTCGCACGAATGGTTTTAACTCGATCATCTTCAGTACGAATTGTGCTTAATCGATCGAAGACAGCGTTCTGGTATTCGGCGACGTTGTGATATAATGAAAGCATGCCGGCTTGACGGGCATTCCTCAACTCAGGATAATCGGCGAAGTAATTTTCGCGTTGCGCGGCGCTAACGTCTGAGCCGAGACTAAAACGTCGTCCAATCACCTTAGCGGCGAGGCGGAAAATATCAGGGCGCAGGCTATAATCTTGAATGATATATCCGATGAAATCACCAATGTCACCTTCTTTCACCTTCAATTCAGCTCCAAGCGCTGCTTTCATCATCCGCAAGCCTTGCTTATCGAAGCGTGCTTTTCGCCAATCACCAGCCTCATCGATGTCAATGCACAGGGCGATCATATTAAGACTGTGATTTGTGTTGCCCCAGAGTGTTTCGTAGCCACCACTATGACGGCAGAAATGCAGCGTCATCTCGAGCACACGACCAAGACTACGGATATGATTATCTTCCATGAAATTGTAGTAGTAGCCAACGAGTTTTGAGGGCATGCCGTATCTACTCATTACCAGTGCTTGAGCGCTCATGACGGCTGACGCTTGCGTTGAATCGAATTTTGAAGCATCCCAAGTGATCGCGCGCATCCGGCCATTCTCATCCGTGTAAACGATCGCAACATCATCCCCTTTTACCAGTATACATTTCTTGTAGACGCGCAATATGTGATTGATCTTCCCAACCGTTTCACTCTCGCTGAGCTGTGTCGCGTAGACGACCCACGGTTTCAACTCTTTTAGATATCTTTGTTCAATTGCATTGATCCAGGATGCAAACACGAAACATAAGGCTTTGCTCCACCCGATAACACCTTGACCAGCCTTCCCTTCCATCGCCATGCCAAAGACGTCTGATTGAGCGAACTCGTACATCGATTCAAAATTCTCGCGGGTGGCTTCCCACTTAGACTTTAGTTGGGTCTTCATAAATGCTTCTAGCCGCCCGATGTTCGTTAATTCAGCATTGATGTAATGCGCAGATTTACCCCGCTCTAATGTTTTTCGCACGAATCGCTCAAAGCCGAGCGACAACTCATCAAGGCTCAACGGAGTGATGTCTGTCGAGAACAAGCGTTTACGTGTTCGATTGACAACCACGTGTGCGATTTGCATAGCGCGACCCCTTTCGATGAGAATGCGTGCACCACCATTTCGCGTTATGAAGGTTTCGATCATTGCCAGTGCAGACGCACCGTTCTGGTCGGCTAGATAACAATAATCCCCGAAGCTAGCGACGTCAATCTCATTCTCGATCTCGGTTATGAGTTGTGGCCGAATGCGAATCTCCTCGGCGCTCGTCGGGACACGCGTCTTGTAAACTGAACGGATGTGATGTGTGTATGGGTGCGCCGCATACCAATAACTGTCAAATACGTCAGCGATATCACTCATTGAAAAATTGACATTGAAGCTGACGTTGCGGTCGCCGAAAGGTAACTCGACGATGCGCTCGACTGGCGTCGCCATTATGCAGGCTACGGGGCTGAAGAGGTCGGTTAGAGCCTCGAGGTCGATGTTACCAACCTTGATTTGCCGGAATTCGACGCCATCCGCGACGATGACTTTACAAATCAAGAGTTTTTCGGTGCTGCGTGAATAACCAACGATGAAGTATCCTAGATCATCGAGGAAATTCTGATCTAAATCATTGGTTACTATGACTGCTGTGCGTCGATCGGAGGCGCCTTGGAACTCGTGGATTGAGTTTGCATGGTAACCATGATTGATGAAGCGATTTTTCAATTCTTGGGTGAAAGTTAGGAAGCGCCAACCATTGTCGAAACGGCGTTGTCCTTGATCGGCAAAGAAAGCATCAAAGTTATCAAAGGACTCAGTCTCCATACTGCCAACAACTTTTGACTTAGCTACCATATCATAACCGAATTTACGATTTAGCATCTCTACGATTTGCGGCGGGTCGCGGTAGTTATTCTTTAGCTCTTTTATTTTCCCTGCTTTGAGAAAATGATGTGTTAGTACTTCGGTGCCGGCGCCGAGAAAATCTTTCGCGCGGATTTGCTTCGAGTCACCGACGAATACAATGGCGGTGACTTCAAGCGCGGTGGCCGCAAGTAAGGCTGAGCCGGGAAATTGCAAGAACGCTTCGTCTAGCCAGAGTTTTGCGCCTTTATGCTTCCCTGCGGCGTCGCGCAAAGCATAAAGTAGTCCAGCATGGTTGGTGTAGACACTGTTCATTTTGCTAAGCATCTTAAGGCGGGCTTCTAACTCTTGTTTGGCCAATCTTGTCGGGACAAATGCAATGTCTTCACCAAGCATATTTTCAGCTTCATATTGCGTTTTCCCGGTCCCCGGGCCGCCTTCAACAATCTCAATGTCGCCTTCAAAACGCCTGAACTCGCTCTTGATTGCTTCGCGCGTTGCAGCGGCCACAACTTTATATAGTCCGACCTCGCCATCATCTTCGGGACGGACGTTAATTTCGGTCTCGGCGTGATTCAACTCTAAGGGGGCAATCTTCGAGCGGTATTCGTCAATTGCCTTTTCAGTTAAGTCACCATCAGCCGGTGTGGATTGATTCGTCTCTTCATAGATAAGCTCGGCGCTTTCATATGGAACTGTGATCAATTCTGTGTCCAGTCGATTGACGCGACCGACGAGCCAGAGGCCGTCGCTGGTTGTTAAACTTGGTTCGACCAGTTTTGAGTAACGCATCAATTCGTCGACAAACGCCGGGGTCAAGCAAGCCTTCGCGTTGTTCAAGCTGCGGATTAATTTCTTCTGGATTGCACGGGTAAAAGAAATCTCGCTTTTGAGTTCATCCGCAATCGCGTTAAACGCGCGTCCAACTAGTTGTGAGCGAGCTGCTCGTTGTGCACTCAACCAGATAAAAAGCGACACTGAGCCGTCGCTTGTTAATTGATGAATGGCGCTTTGATTGCCGTAATGGCGCCACTCACCATCAGTCAACGTCATGACGGTCGCTTGTGCTTTCGTATACCCAGCAAATGTGGGATACGTCCAGGCCGGATCAGTTTTACTCATCGCATAAGACTCAAGTGACGCGAAAATCTTGGCATCGAGAAAATGGTAACGCGTCGTGGGGTGATAATTCGTGCCAAGTGCGTATTTCGCGTAATACTTGAAATCCGGGAACATCACGATCGGTTTCTCAAGAGAAATGTAACGGCAGATCGTGGCAGGTCGCGTTGATGAGTGGACCTCAATGATTGCAAGTGGGCCCCAAAAATCGACTTCCAAAATCAAATTCAAATGACCAGATGACCAACAAGTCGTGCGGATCCACTTGAGATACTCGCCAAGCTCGTGGCGGTATGCATTGCTGCCGTCGCCAAAACCGACGATGACGCTGTCTTTGTCGGACGGCTGCCTATTGTCAGACATCTTACGCCATGTCATATGAAAATCAATGTCGGTGTATTCAGTCAATTCATTGATCAGCATTTCACGGGGATGAATACCAATCATAACTGCTTTGCTGGCTCCGTGAAGGGCCATCATACGTGCTAATTCCGCGAATGTGATATCATAATGGGAATTGTTGAAAAACAAATTATTCGCTGCACGTTTACAATCAGTCGCTCCATTGAAACACATTGCGTCACCACCTGCACGCCCACGCGAGGTTATATCAGCAACTAATTCAGTGCTGCGTGGGTTATCCGAGGCTTTGCGTGCTTGATTGAGGTAAGTGTTGAACCTCGGCGCGTTGCGCCCATCATTGTCGAGTTGACAAACATGCCAGCCTTTATTTAAATGGTCATAAGCGGTTCCCCCGACCGAAATGACGGTCCCTTTAAGTTTACGCTCAGCGATCTTAGCAAGCCCCTCTGTTAGGGCCGCGATAGCGGCATGCGGTGAACTGGCGTCACCTGTACTACCGCGTTTGCCCGTCTCAAAAGTGACGGCGCGCTGGTGGCCGATGGTGTTGACCACGGCATGAACCTCTGGGCTCATGCGTTGGCGCAGATATATTACGTTGTTTAACGTTTGCTGCGCAGCGGCGACTGTTAAATTCGCCGTAATGCCTCCGATCTTCGAGGCATTCTCCCTACCATACTTCAGTTTGGTCGACATAATGACACCGTTATGTCAGCGTTTGTTTTGTTCTAGGGTGTGACTCTCGGTTCACCTTGTATAGAAC